TCGTTGTCGAAAGAAATAACCACTGTATCAAACGATTCAAGGAACTCAAGATTTTCTTGGACATCCCGTGCCGCGCCCTGTGCTCCATTCTTAACAGATACAACCGGCCATTTACTCCCCAGAAGTTCGTATGCCGCCATAGCATCACATTCACCTTCAGTGATCGTAATATATTTGCCACCCGCCTGCGCCACTTGCTGACCAAAAAGGCCAGTTCCCTTGGGTGAGCCTGACCAAGTAAATGTTTTATCTGCATTGCGAACCTTCGTAGCAACTTCTTCATTGTTAATGTATGCAGGGTAGTGATGCTGAATAATATTGCCCTGCTCGTCTTTGACTGAACGAACACCAAATTTCTTTGCGGTTTCAAGAGAGATAGATCTGTCGGTGAGTGCGTGATAAACGCTGTTGGTGAAGGGAGTATTGTCGTTAGATCTTTTAAAGCTATTGAAGTCTGCCACGTTGCCTCCCATTGCAGATTCGTAGTCTTTGAAAAAGGTTCCACAACTAAAACATTTTGCAGAACCGTTTGAATTTACGGAGACAGGATCACTGCCTCCGCAACTTGGACAAGGTTTTTGATAGGCCACAAAGTCGCCCATGTTTATTCCTCCGTAGCATTGTCCTCGACAATTGCAGATTCATTTAAATACTCTTGCATCTTTTGGTGTAATGCGACTGCCGCCGCTTGAGCAATAGTAAGATCAGATTGAAAATTATCAATACGATTTTGGACAGTCGCTAAAAGCTGAAATGTTGCCTGACCTTCGCCAGACAACAGTTCAACGTCATAAGTTTTGTCCTCGTGTGTGTATCTCCACATCAGAGTTCATCTCCATCTTCGCCGTCAACAATATCAAATTCTGCACCGTCAGGGCTGGCATACTCTACCAACTCAAGCACTTGCATAGCTTGAAAGTCCAAGCCTTTGTATACAGTACCATTCCAAGTAGACTCCCACTCTTTGTACTGTACTTTAACTTTACTACCGTTGCCAACACTGGTATTTAACGGCTGTTTGTTTTGATCCAACAGCTTTGGTGCTGGTCGGATCATCCCATTAGGGCCGTTTACTTTACGCTTGATAAGAAGTGCAGGGCCTTCTTCCATATCTTTAACTGTGAAGCCACGCGATCTAAAATCATTTGCGACTTCATCAGTCACCACAAGATTCACAGTATACACCGGAGTGTAAGTTGTGTTTGGTGTAGTAACGGATGCCCAATATGCAACGCCTTCAACAAGAGCCATAGTTAAATCTCCTACGATTTATTAAACAGAAAAGTAATGTAGTGCGGAATGCACTTGTACACATAATCAGTTGACAATTGTTCTTGCTCTTTACGAGCTTGAATATTAATCCAACTAATCATATTCTTCATTGCTTGTGGTGAGGGCAGACCAGTACCTAAGCCCATAACAAATGCCCGACACAACGCATCTTCAATATTAAATGGTTCCTCCTCCACATCTCCCCCTAGTCATAATTGCCAGTAAGAACAGTCATCTTTACTAGGTCTATCATTAAATTAAACTTTTCCATCTCAACATCAGACACAACTTTTAAGTCTTCACCAGTATCAACAATTAAAATAAAAGGATATCTTAAAACTTCATCGGTATTTTCAGACTTTTGAAGTGTGTCTAATCCTTCAGTGACTTTTTCACTTAAAGATTTTTTTGTATTACCACCAAAATTACCTTTAATAATCTTCAACGATTACCTCCAGATCCTTGAATCACTCCACGGTCAGCACGACTTTGGAGTTTAGAGAGATTATACGTGGCTACTTCAGACAAGTCAACCCCGTGATCTTTCAGGATCATAGCAAGATTCCACAGCACATCCCCGGCTTCTGAGATTACATCTTGGCGTTCTACTTTACGGTTATCTCCCCGCAACATCGGCTTAATAAAGAGGTCGGATAACTCAGCCGCCTCCACCATCAAAGACGCAATCGGATAAAACTTATCTTTGTACAGCGCCGTTGATGCGGCGGCTATTTGATAGTCATCAAAGTTCATGTTCACTCCTCTTGTGTTGTTCAATAAATTGTGATACTGTTAGATCAGATTGCTTGGCCTCCTCCCATAATTTAAATATTTGTTCCATTGTCCATTGACGAGTATCAATTTCTTTTATTATATATGAACAATAGTCTTCATCATTTGACGCGCTACGCACAAGCCTGTTTAAATTCATCAGTAAAAAGTTCCTTGCCTCGTGTTGTAAATAAATATGCTGGATCAACAGCAAAACAAATACGCCCTATATCAGAGCGGTCTGCATCAAAAGCACATTTCTCAAACAAAGTATATTTATGTCCGTCCCACGGTTTTGCAGATGTGTGCATAGCACAAGCTGATTGCAACATCCAACGCTCTGCTGTACACAAATCAATTAAATGTTTCACAGATTCAATATACTCTGCCGCACGTTGACCATGTTGAGGATCAATGCCTTCATTTTTTCTACAAGAATCATGGAGATACGCAAAGTACTTAAAGAGTTTTGGATTAATTTTAAAGTAGTTGGCAAGCTCTAAGCCTGCCGCCATAACATTAGCATAATGCCTGCGACCATGCAGATCAGAGTAATAAAATTCATTGTCTTGTTTAAGACGTTCAATAAGTTTCTTCAATTTGTTTGATCCTCAATTAACCAATTTAAATAGACCTGTGCTTTCTTCAGATCCTCCACTCCATTTTTGTATTTAAACCTATGAAGATACTTCATAACATTCCCAGCACAATAGTCTCCAAAGCCGGGGCCAAGCTGTTGTTTAATATAATCAATAGCTTCTATACCACCTTTGTTGTAATGCTGGGGTTTAGTAACCGGATGATGTTTATCTTCAGGGTGATAAAGTTTTCCGGTTATAGTTTTAGATCTAACCTTGTCCCATTCTTCTGGTGTTACATCATCAATGCTCATAGGTATCCTCCGTCTTTAAGATACTGCCCGATTATAGTACCAATAGAAAAGAAAGTCACTATCACTAGTGCATATATATATTCAGGCGAGTTCTTTATAAGAAAGAAAAAATGTTTTATGCTATCTTTGTCCATCGCATCAGTCTCCATGATCTGACCAATGATAGTCAGCTTCGTCTATGTAATCACGAACAAGATCAAACATATAATCAATGTTGACCCAGCTAGTGATGTCAACTCCGTGCGATTTAACTGAAACAATTTCAACTAAGTTCTCCTCGTCACCATGATGTACAAACTCAATCAAAACATCCGTTGTCATCCAAGGGCAGTCAAGCTCTGCTTCCATGACTTGATTGCCATACATACTAGCTGTTCCCATGAAACACCTCCTGATACTCAACCATATATTCTAATATTCTGATGGCCTGTCTAGTCGCTGACTCTTTACCCTCAAAATAGTTTGCAAGGGTAGAGTTTTCGCCATACATCTTTGCATATCTGCGCCGTGCTTTTATTGAATCCGCACAGTTATTTCTAAGATGACCGCGCCAATGATTAGCCAACTCAATACTATTCAATACGCTCATAATAATCTCCTAAAATAAATACAACGCATAGCTACTACACTTTTTTAGCTCACCGTTCAATCCGATATAAATTGGCAACGAGCTACCCATATTAATCTTCATTTCTTTTTTATTCTTAGCGACCAGATACTCAACACCTTCGTCGGCTTTGAAATCTTTTAATCTTTTAACGTGTCGCCAAATAACCATACCGCCGCTGTTGTTTTTGTAGGGAGTTACATAATACATATTACTTTCTCCAAATAAAAAGCGCCCCGAAGGGCGCGTTAATTTAATAATATCCTTCACGAACTTTGTGAAGGATATTAAAGATCTCTGACTCAGTGAAGCGAAGCTCTTTTAAAGCTCCAGCCAAGCCACTGTAATCAGGATGAGGCTTGATATAAATATAAAACTGAACAAGAGATTCGATATCAACATTATTAGGCCGCGATACGGAAGACATCAGAGTTGCATACCTTCCGAACAATCTCTGAACGCTTCTGATTAACCGAAGCAATGTTGAGTTGAGACTTTTTAGTAGGTGCTGGAGCATGAGTAGACCAATCCGTTAGTGTATTGTAAACAGCCCATTGAGTTTTGCCCATCTTCTGAGAGTACTGACTCCAAGCCTTGGCAAGATATGTCAGCGCACTATTCAGTCGAGGGAGCTTGTCAAATACTGCTGACCAAGATACACCACTCTCGTGAACTGCGGCCTGTACTAAATCAAGACAGCCAGCGGCCTCTGCAAAAGTATACATGGCCTGCTTCTCAGTAACCGGGGTCTTGTACATAGTCTGCCACAAGTCACGTTCTTTTTCAAACACCTCAAGAGATTTGACAATAGCGCGAGAAGCTTGTTGGATGTCCAAGTTTTTAGTGTGTCGAGCCTTGAACAAACCAGCCTCGCCGGTAATAAATACTTGACCATTGAAGCAAGCAGATTGATGAGCGCCTGCTGACATAATAAAAGCAAACGTACTATTGAGGGAGGTCACGCCCAATAAAGTAAGCGTGGCATTGTCGCCGTCAGGAGTAAGATAGTTATGCTCTGGTAAACGATACTTTACAAATGTCGCCGCACCATTGTGACTGCACTCAATCTTTTCAATAATGCCGTCAGTTTTCAAACCACTACGCATAATAATTGCACGTTGAGCGTCAATCAATTCACGGGGTGCAACAGGCTTATAGTTTTTACCATGAACACCAAGCTCGTCCATAGTATCTGTGCGAACGACAGCAACTTTTGATGACTCATACCACTGATCGGTGTCATCATTGAAGTAAAGCATTGGACGGGTTGCGACAGGAAAGTCAGCAACACCATAACCTTTACCAGCAAAAGGATCTGCTGGACGATGAGTACCAAAGATAGAAATTACTTCTGACATAATATGTCTCCAGTTAGTTAAAGGTTTACCGCATCTTGAAGATAGCTGTAATGTACTTGGGATACATGAAAGCCATCCTCAAATCTTTTAGACTTGGTAGCAAGAGTATTACACCAAGTGTTCCATAACTTTTCTGTACCAATGTCGTGACATATAGAAATATAATTCATAACACGACGATTCTTTATATCTTTTGACTTTAAAGACTTAGATAATTTTAAATCTTTTATCGGGATATTGTACATCCGAAGGTTGTGAATGTCAATACAACCAACAAGCCCCGCAGTTAGTTGGCAGACAAAGCCAGCTTTTGCCATACCTAACCCATCAATTTGCAAGAATACATTCATTAATGATAGCGCCCTATCATCATCAGATTTATTTGAGTTAAGCACCGCAAGGTACTGAGAATAAATAAATTCTTTGCGGGACATGAGTGACTTATATGTTTTGGCTTTGTTGCCCCATATAAATCTGGAGTTGATGCCGTTTAGTTTTACATCTTTAAGCTGGTCGCCAACCGCAAACCACGGCTGTTGTATACTCAATACAACCATCAACACAACATCAGCAAGGTTGTCGCTTGACAATCTAGAATAATCTTGCACGGCTTTGGCATGAGTGTCATACATCATTCAGTTCCTCAATAGAATCAAAGAAAGAATCATCTGGGTAAATACCATGTGTCAAAAAATCAAGTTGGGTTTGAGTAAGATTTGGCATGGCCTCTGCCGCCGTCATTCTATTTTTCTGCCAGTTATCTAATTGTTCAGCGGTGACCGGCAGATCAACACTGTGTAATTTATTCATGTACGTCATACGAAATTTCATGTCGGCCTCCGTCACGGTGGGGGCTTCTTAAGTCTTTAAAACCCTTTACCCTGTAAAGGGGTTTTAAAGACGTAGAAGCCC